AGGTGGTTATCACAAAGGTCGATGTGGAACTGTCAGAAACAGAGGAATTGGCTGTTCATGTAGGCTTTGAGGAGCGCAGATAATGCCAGGAGATTACAGCCAATACGTTAATCTTAAGCCTTACGACGTTAGTGCCGTTGATGTCTATCTTGGCGCCCAGGAATTGGCACGCGTAACACTGCCAGAGTTCAATCTACGCCAGGGCACTGTCGAAGACGCCATGTTCCAGGCATTCGCATACATGCAGATGCTGGGAGTGTCGGCAATCAATCGTCTTCCGAGCAGGCTCATGGAGGGCCTTACCCGAATGATGGGCGTTAGTAGGAACGAGGGAAGTCGTGCATTCGTGGACGCGGTGTTCACGTTTAACGATGACGTGTCCATAAAACTTGAACGGGGGGTGGGAGGAACCTACAAGATAAGGGTTGGCGATTCAGAAGTGAACTACCCGTTCGCGACGGTCGTAGATGTATCCGTGGTAACAACCACTGCTCGTGTCGCCTCTACTGCAAACGTGGCCATCGCTACTGGTTTGGAGAACGGTGACACCATTGACGGTGTGACATTAGCAACCGGAGATAAGGTACTACTGAAAGACCAGACCGCAGGTGAGGAAAATGGGTGTTATACCGTGGTGGCCTCTGGGGCTGCTTCCAGATCACCTGGTGCGGATGTTATCAACTACCTTATCAATTATCAATTCCCTCAGTTCATATCCGTTACTGAAGGCACCGCCAATGCAGGTACTGGTTGGCATGTCAGCAACAGGTATGGGTCCCTCACCTTGGGCACTACGGAAATCACATACGCAGCCTCGTCGCTTCCAATAGTCAACCTAAGGCTAACTTCACTTGCTGTAGGAGCACATCCTACGCCCGCCGCCGGAGATCCAATGGTTCTGACTTCGGTTATACCCGAACTTGAATCGGCAGTGGTTGGTACTCCCACCAATTTCTTAGCCGGGTCAAATCCGGAGAGTGACAAGGAGTATTTGGATCGCTGTACGACTCATCTTGAAGCCATTTCTACAGCGTCGGTTACCGAAAGTCAGTTAAAGACAAAAGTACTAGAGGACAACAATCATATTTCAAGGGTAAAGGTATATGACCTGACGACTCCAGCGGATCGGGCATTGAACCAGTTGCCGCTGGCGTCTCCGGCCGGACCTACCGCACATGCAGGGAATACCCTTGTTGTTGCTTACGGAATCGGTCGCAATCTAACGCCTACAGAAAAATCCGCTTTGGCTCTGGCCGTTTCCAATGTGACTATTGCTGGGTTGACCCTTGCGGTTGAGGATCCGATACTCATCGACCTGACTGTAGTGCTGGATGTAACGGTTGCCAAGAATCGCACGACCACGATGATGAACGCGATGATTAAGAACAGTCTCAAAACGTTCCTACACGTCTCTGGGTGGAGTAGCCCGGCCGAGGCCATTATCGCTTCCGATATCGCTCGACATGTTCGGAATATTGACGGTGTCGATTTCGTCCAAAAGTTGGTAATCGCGCCGTCCGGTGCAGCCTCGATTGCGGCCACCGATTGGTATGGCAGCGGCACCACGCAGGGCAATATTCTGGATGCGGCTGGTGATCCAAATATCTATTATTTGTCGAAGGGTTCGTACCCGCAGATGTCAGCGGAGTCTCAGGTGACTCTGAACATTACAGTTAATACCTAATCGTGCCTACCACGCAGAATCTCCTGACTCGTCTTCAGGCCGCAGAGGTCTTTGACAGCAACGGCGATCGCCTATCAGTCGATGGATACACAACGGGCTGGACGACATCGGCGAATGCGACCCTGACAGTCAATGATTCCGAGATCCAAGATCTCAACTACTACACAATTCGACTAAATCCAAACAATACCGAGACGGTTGGGCTGTATCTAACTTCCCGGCAGATCCCAAATGCAACGCGCGCGCTAAGCCAGTTGGTGTTTCACTGTCTGTTCAGATGTGTTTCCGCTGCGACTGCGACAGTCTCTTTGCGGGAAACCGGACAGCCAGTTCCCAGCCCGGGGGCCCAAACGGCCCAGGGGGTTAAGTACCAATACGTTGTGGCTCGCAGCAACCTCATCGATGTTCCACTAGATCTGGTGAGTCGCTATTACGACATGTCCGTTGAATTCGATTTCCATAACGGTGACCCCATTTATGTGACGGTTCCATGTCTGATAGACGACCGTGGTTTCTACAGAAACCAAATGGTCAAAAATGCTCGATCAAGCATGCCAAATGTTTATTGGGATAAAGACAACGAACAAGTAAACCCCACCTATCCCATGTTCAAGTTGTACGACGCGTTGACGACGACTGCTGATGATGTGATGCGAACATATAGTTACTGGCAGAACTTGGAACTGTACGAAGTGGCGCCCGGCTTCACCGGCGAAGAGTTGTTTGCATCAAGCACGCTGACTGACCCAAACTATGTCGCAGACCTCAACCGTGAATGGTTAGCCCAATTCACTGGCAGCCAGTTAAAAAACAATGTGCAGGGCAAGAATTCGAGCGGCACTGACCGCGAGTATTTCACCACCGATGAGGAACTGGCGGCCTACCTAACCTGGCAATTGGTTACTTCGTACTACGGACACGCCGGGGGGACGCGTGAAGCAATGACGCAGGCTGCGAAACAGGTGCTCACTGGGACGAAAGGGGTGGGTGTCATTCCGAACTATCTGAGCGATCCCTGGAAGATCCAGATCCAGACACTTCAGTCTGAGACCGTTTACGATTCTAGCAATAGTGATATTTCCGCAGATGTACTGGATGCTGTGGAGCCAACCAGGCCCCTGGGGTATCAGATTTTCAGTACCGCCGTGGCTCAGTTTGTGTTCATTATTGGCAATGTCGGACTTGGTATTCTTGGTCAGGGACAACTGGGCTAGGAGGCTCGCAAATGGCAAAAGGTCTGAAGGTATGGAGCACCGGAGATATTCTTCAGGCGGCGGACGTGAACGATTACCTGTCTGAGCAGGTGGTTATGAACTATGCCGACGAGGCGGCTCGAGACGCGGCAATCTCTGGAGGTACCACCCTGGTGGAGGGCATGGCTGCCTACTCCGGGGGAACCGGACAAACCAACTCCAAAACAATGGCTTATTACAACGGAACCGACTGGATTGTACTGGGGACGAAGGACCAGATCGAGGCCCAGGAGAGCCGAACGGCTCGCATCGTGGCCTACATGGAGGTCTACTGATTCCTGTAGGTGGTAAAATGTAGGGTGAGTACCCTATAAGGTATTCACTGTCATATCCACCTTCGAAAGGCTACCTCCATGAACTTTTGGAAAGATGCAATCGAACGGGCCGTCCGTACATTCGTCCAGGCTTACCTGGGTGTTTGGATGGCAACCGGTGCTGACTTTGATGGGTTCACTGACGTCAACAACCTGAAAGCAGGCGCTGTTGCCGTTGCCCTTTCCGTCGCCATGGCGATGGGACTCAAGGGCGTTGGACCTAACAAGGGTTCGGCTTCGACCGTTTAAACCAACGAACTAAGCCATTGGGGCCGTTCTCCTCATCTACAATAAGAGTAGATGATCAAGGAGAGCGGCCCTGATGCTTGCTGGAACCTATAATCTCGTAGCGGAACAGGGCTCTTCCTTCCTGTTGGTTATTAACTTTAAGTACCCTGACCCCGCAGATCCAACCGGAGAGACTTATGTCGCCTGGGACCTGGCTGGCTATACCTCCCGGATGCAGATCCGTCGACTGATCACGGATACAAATTTCATGGTCGAACTGACTACCGAGAACAACGGAATTGAACTCCAAACAGGAGAGCAGGGCGAAATTCGTTTAATCATGACCCCCACTCAAACTGCGGCACTTGAGTCCAACGGCGTTTATGACCTGGAGATTATCGATGGCGCAGAAGTGAATAAGGTTATTTCTGGGGACTTTACTCTCATTCCAGAGGTAACGCGATGACTGGAGTAGTTCCGAATCAGGTCGTTGTTAGTGAAAACCAACCAAACCAAATTGTTGTGCGCACCGGCGTTGTTCCTGGCGGAAACACCCGTCGCTACGTCCATGCGCAAGCAAGTCCAAATACGACATGGAACATTACCCATGCCCTGGGCGGAAAACCGACGGTGACTATCGTTGACTCTTCGGATACCCATGTCATCGGTGATGTAACATATAACAGCGAGAGCAGTATAACTGTGTCGTTTACGGCAGCGTTCTCAGGGAACGCGTATTTGACATAAGGCAGGGCATATGGCCACAAAGTTCGTTACCAATATTGATCTAAATCAGAACCAGATTCTGAATGGTCGACTCGAGTCGCTGGCGTCCGACCCTGGCTCTGGCAACTTCGAAGGCCGGTTGATATACAACACGACCGAAGATGTCATCAAGGTCTATACCGGGTCCGCGTGGCGCAAGGCAATCCACGCCCTTGCCAGCAACACAAACGCGCTGACCGTTTCCGAATCCAACGGCACAGCCACTTACTCGATTGCCAATTCCGTTGCAAGCGGTGACGCTGGCCTTCTGAGCGGTACCGACAAACAGAAACTCGACGACGCCACCAGCGTCAACACCGCTAGCAAACTTGCTATCCGTGACGGCAGTGGTCGTTTACAGGTTTCCACTCCCGCCGCTGACCTCGACGCAGCCAACAAGGCTTACGTCGACGCTGCTCGTACTGGACTTGATGTCAAGGCGTCTGTCCGGGCAGCGACAACTGCTGCTCTGACTCTCGTCAGCGACCTGGAAAACGGTGACACCCTCGATGGTGTAACGCTGGCCACCGGCGACAGGGTCCTGGTCAAGAACCAGGGCACCGGTGCCGAGAATGGCATCTACATCGTTGCTGCCTCTGGTGCACCAAGTAGGTCAACTGACGCCGACTCCAATGCGGAGGTGACGCCAGGAATGTTCACCTTCGTCGAAGAGGGTACGACGAACGCTGACTCTGGCTGGGTGATGACCAATGACGGTGCAATCACCGTCGGTACAACCGCCCTTACCTTCGCCCTCTTCTCGGTTGCTGGCACAATCTTCGCCGGCGACGGACTCAGCAAGAGCGGGGACGTACTCAACGTCAACACGAAGTCCGATGGTGGCCTACAGATCACCAGCGACGAACTGGAAATCAAGGTAGATGCCGGTACTGGCGGTCTCGAAACAACTGCTGGCGGTCTTGCTATTACGACTGTCAACATCACCGAGGGTGGTACCAACGCAGCCACCGAAGCCGACGCTCGTGACAACCTTGCTGCTACTTCGGCTTCTGGTCTAACCACCACGACTCCGACAATCGCTCGTATCGCGAGCGACACAATCGGCGACGGCAGCGCCACATCATTCGTCATCACCCACAACCTTGGGACGCGTGACGTAGTTATTCAGGTATACGACGCAGCCAGTTACGACACAATCATTGCGGACACGATTCGCACAAGCACCACAACGGCCACGATCACCTTCTCTACCGCTCCGGCCACCAACGCTTACATCGCTGTTATTACTGGCTAAAGCAGATTCATAGCGCTCTGAGGAGCGTGAATTAGAAAGGTACGGTTGAGGCCGTGGCTCAGAAATTCAAGACCTCTATTTCCGTTGAGGAACTAGCAGCAGCGTCGTCTCAGGCAGTCGGCGTCAAGGTTGATGGAGACTCTGAGGCGCGAGTCAAGATCGATGCGGGTGGCAAGATCACCTGGGGCTCCGGCGATGCTGCCGGTGACGTGAACCTGTACCGCTCTGCTGCCAACACCCTGAAGACGGATGACGCTCTCGATGCCAGCACCGCCGGTGTTGTCAACCTGGTTACCAGCGGAGAACCCTCAGGGGCTGCCGCTGATGGAACCATCGCGATCGACACCACAAACAACAAGTTCTATTTCAGATCAGATTCGGCGTGGCAGGAAATTGCTCTAGACACCCTGTCTGCAACAGCAGCAGACGGTGGTTCCTCAGCCTCTTGGGTCCGATTCCACATTAATGCGGATGGCCAAGACTCCACCGTGAATGTCTAAGGAGTAGCCATGGCTGCAATCATTCAGTTTCGTAGAGACACGGCAGCGAATTGGACCTCTAACAATCCAACGCTTGCTGCTGGTGAGATCGGGTATGAAACCGATACCGAGAAGTACAAGATTGGTGATGGCTCCCTCGCATGGACCTCTCTTGGATACACAACTTTTGGTGGCATTTCCCAGCAACTGATTGACGCCAAGGGTGATCTCGTTGTCGGCACCGCAGACAACGTGGCCGGCCGACTCGCTGTGGGAACCAACGGGCAGATGCTCGTTGCTGACAGCAGCGCTACTGGTGGCATTGCATGGGCTTCCCAGGAAAGCATCGTCAACTGGCACGAGGCAGTCAAGTTGGCGACCTCTGCCGCTCTGCCGAATACGCCGTCTTACGACAATGGTTCTTCTGGTGTTGGGGCAACTCTGACTACAGCAACACAGGTTCGTCTCCAGGTCGATGGCGCAAATGTCACTACTGGTGATCGTGTTCTTGTACAGGATCAGGCAACCGCTGCTCATAACGGTATTTATGATGTGACCGCTCAGGGTGCTTCAGGTTCAGCCGTTTGGCTCTTGACCCGGGCCGATGATTTCGATGGGACTCCGGCGGGCCAGGTCAAGCAGGGCGAATCTGTATATGTCCTGGCTGGTTCCAATAACGATGGACAGGGTTTCGTTGTTACGTCAACCAGCGATCCACACACCATCGGAACGCACAGCATTGATTTCACCCAGTTCACCGGCACGCAAGCATTTACGGCTGGTACAGGTGTAAGCATTACAGGTAACACGATTAACGTGGGGACTGCGAGTAGCGCACGAATTGTCACTAATGCTGACGATTTGGATCTCGCCACGACCGCCGTGACTGCTGCCGGGTACGGGAGTGTCACCGCCGTCGGGACCTTTACGGTGGATGCTTATGGCCGTCTGACGGCAGCGGCCGATGCGACGATTGCCGTTCCCTCGACTGCTGTAACCGATTTCACCGAAGCAGTTCAGGATGTCTCTGGCGCACAACTCGCCACCAATGGCACCCACACTGGCATCACCGCTGCTTACGATGATGCTGGTGATGGTGCTATTGACTTGGCTCTTGTTACAGAGAATGTCCAGGACATTTCCGGTGCGCAGTTGGCCACCAACGGATCGCATACTGGAATCACTGCCACTTATGACGACGCCGGTGATGGGGCCATCGACCTAGCCCTCATTACCGAGAGCGTTCAGGACATCGCGGGTGCTCAGGTAGCCACCAATGGCTCTCACACCGGCATAGGAGCCACCTACGACGATGCTGGTGACGGCGCCATTGATCTGACCCTTACGGTTTCCGGGGTTTCTGCGGCTGCTTACGGAAGTGCGACCCAGGTGCCCGGTTACACGGTCGACACCTACGGCCGGCTGACTACAGCGGCAAACACAACGATCGCCATTCCCTCTACGGCTGTTACCGACTTCACGGAAGCAGTACAAGACGTATCTGGTGCCCAACTTGTTACCAACGGTTCGCACACTCATCTAACCGCCGCCTATGACGATGCGGGCGACGGCGCTATCGACATCGCGCTAAATACCACGGCTGTTACCGCAGCGGCTTATGGCAGCGCCACCCAAGTTCCCGGCTACACGGTTGACGCCTACGGCCGGCTGACCGCTGCAGCGAACACGACGATCGCTATTCCCTCGACTGCGGTCACGGACTTCACTGAGGCGACACAGGATGTTGTTGCAGGACAATTGGTTACGAATGGTTCACATTCGGGTATCGCCGCAACGTATGACGACGCCGGTGACGGAGCCATCGATCTAAACGTTGATGACTTTACAGTCACCTTGGGTGGGGATCTGACGGGTAACGTCACGATTACCAATCTGGCTAACGGAACATTGACGGGGACACTGGTTGCCGAAAGCGTTCAAGATATTTCTGGCGCGCAGTTGGCTACCAACGGCAGCCATACCGGCATTACCGCGACCTATGACGATGCGGGTGATGGTGCTGTCGACCTCACAGTTGCGGCGACCTTGGGAACCCACACCTCGGGCAACTACGTCGCCACCGTTGCCGGCACCGCTAACGAGGTGAATGTCTCTGGTTCCGGCTCTGAAACGGCAGCAGTCGTCGTTGGTCTACCCGATGACGTAACCATCGCTGGTGTCCTTACAGTTAGCGGCTCCATCGCTGATGGTGCTATCGCTACCACGCAGGCGCAGAGCAACAACTCTACGAAACTCGCCACTACCGCTTATGTGGATACTGGTCTTGGGGCCCTGAGCAGCGACTCGCTCACCGACGCCGACGGCGACACCAAGATCCAGGTCGAGGAATCAGCCGATGAAGACATCATCCGCTTCGATACCGCTGGCACGGAGCGGATGTCGATTGCCGCTGACGGTACCGTAACCATTGTCGGAAATCTGACGGTCAACGGAACAGAAACGACGATCAGTTCCACAACGATTACCGTTGACGACAAGAACATCGAACTTGGTTCGGTTGGTACCCCGACAGACGTTACGGCTGACGGGGGTGGTATTACCCTGAAGGGCACCACCGACAAGACCTTCAACTGGGTCGACTCGACCGACGCTTGGACATCGTCTGAGCACGTCGCTCTCGCTACCGGCAAGAGCGTCTACATCGACGGCGTTCTCCAACTATCAAAGAACGCACTTGCCGCCACCGTTGTTCTGGCCGATGGAGTTATCGCTACAACCCAGTCTGCGAATGACAGTTCAACCAAGGTCGCCACCACAGCGTTCGTGATGACAGAGGTAGGCGACTACCTGCTAACTGCTACGGCAGCCAGCACTTATGCTCCGCTAGCCTCTCCGACCCTTACTGGTGTTCCGGCTGCTCCGACTGCGGCAGCAGATACGAACACCACCCAGATTGCCACTACGGCTTATGTTCAGACAGAGTTGGGCGCTCTCAGCAGCGACTCCATTTCTGATGCTGACAGCGACACGAAGATTCAGGTCGAAGAGTCCTCAGATGAGGACAAGATCCGGTTCGATGTTGCCGGTACCGAGCGAGCCGTCCTTGACGCCAATGCTCTGGATGTCACGGGTAACGTCATTTACAACCTCGCCCGTGAAACACAGACTGGTACCACTTACACCTTTGTGGCTGGTGACCGTGGCAAGTATGTGACCATGAACAACGGGTCAGCGCAGAGCGTTACCGTTCCGCCGAACAGCGGTGTCGCTTTTACGGTTGGTACTCAAATCCAGGTTATCGGTCTGGGTGCTGGTGAAATCACGATGGTTGCTGGATCTGGCGTAACGCTTCGCTACACTCCCGGCTTGAAGTTGAGGGCCCAATATTCGTCAGTCACCTGTATTAAGATCGCCACAGACGAGTGGGTTCTCGTTGGTGACCTTGAGGCATAAGCATGGCTGAATCCGAAGGCAGAAGTGGTCCCAGGAAGGACGATGTTCCTAACATCGTCGGGCAGACGACCACTAATGCTAATTCTCAGATCACCTCAGCCGGGTTCGATGTGGGGACTGTTACAACTACGAACCTCAACGACCCCACTGGTGCTCTTGCTGGGCTGAACCAGTTGGTCGCAAGTCAGACTCCTTCGGCTGGGTATGTCTATCCGCTGAAGGAGGATGTGGATTACGTCTATTACAATCCGTATTTCCCTCCGTTCTTTCCCCCATTCTTCCCCCCCTACTTCCCTCCGTTCTTTCCGCCGTTCTTCCCACCTTACTTCCCGCCCTTCT